CTCGCCGTTAAAGAAAATCTTTCCTTTATCGCCGAATGCCATATTCAATGGCATAGCAACTGAATCAATAACCGATGTCAATTCCGTAATTGCATCATCGCCCTGAACTCTAACAAGATTTGGGTGTTTCGAGCCCAACTCTGAGTAATGGACATAAGGATGACTCCAGGGATCATAGCCCTCCCAAAAATCGGAAGAAATGATCCTATGAAAAACATGTGATGAATCATACAAACGCCCCTTTACCTCAGAATGGATTCTACAGATCCAATCCATTAAAGCTGCTTTACCAACTCCTGGTTCCCCATATAAAACCACACAGAAAGGAGGAGCTCTAATAGAACCTTTTATCCTACTCTGTACGCTTAAATATACGGGATTCAACTGCAGAAAAGCTTCCATGCATTGTTTATAGATTAATTTCGAAAAATTAGTATTATCTATAACTTTTTGCAAGTAAGGAATAACTTTTGAACACGCAACAACGAATTGTTTTTGACACATCATACCTGGAACAGGTAATCCTGAATACAAACAATCACGTTGAGCATACAATCGTCTTGCCATACCCAAAGCCTCTAAAGTTGGATCTCTTGAGAACAACAAACTGCTAAGAGGAACACCAGCTAACATATTTTCAACAGCTCTTAAAACCGTAGCTGTTGAATCAATCAATGTAGAAATGAGGGACATCATGTCCCTACCTTCTACCTTGCCAAATACTTGTGTATATAAGCAACCTGGTGCGTCTGCATGAAATTTAGCGCCGCTGCGGTAACAAAAAAGTCCCTCACGGCAGCGACCAAATTACTGCTAACAATCTGTTTCAAATACAAAGAAAAATCTGATAAAGTATCAGAAAATGACTCCAACTCTATCTTTCCAGACTGTGGAGTCTCAAACATGCAACTAATTTTATACGCCATAGCATATAAAACGTGGCTCAAAAGTTTGGCCTTTGTACTTAAACCCAAAGTTGATAAATACAATTGAAAGACCATCATTCTGTCAGCTAAACTATGCTGTCTCCTAGCAAGATACAGAAAAATGATAAAGTTAATAACCTTCTCAATTTCACCTGTATATTTAGCCAATGTACTGTGTTCCTTCAATTTTCCAAACAAATCACTGATGAGTCTCGCTTGGAAAGATTCAACGACGGGCTCATTCATATCAGGATCAATCGAATGTAACACATACAAAGTATTATCTTCGAATGATTTATATCCTTTCTGAATGAGTAAATCGTGTAAAGCTTTAGCAAGTTCATCGTCATAACCATCCAACAAAGAATGCAAAAATCTATATGAGTTTTGACCGTTTCCTTCTTTTACAGCTGACAGCAATTCATACATGCTGTCTTCTTTATCTTCACAAGAAATAGTATCAAAACCGTAATGCTCATATATCTCCGGCAAAGCAGCCGTTTTAAGCTCTTCTTTTGGATCAATCTCCAACTCATAATACCTCGTCATATCCATATGAACGTAAGCATCATGATTATGCCAATTGATTACTCTAGGTGTGCTAGACAGACTCCATTTACATCTAAACGGGTCCGAGTCATCACTAGGTTTGAACCCATAGGCTCGCATTAGCGATGTCTCATAATAATCAAAAGGACGTGTTGGGATTGGTATTTCGTCAAAAACCTCAACCATTTCAAAGAGGGCGACATCACGCTCGCCATCCTTAAATTTGAACATAGTCTCTAATTCAACCTTCTTTTCAGCTCTTCGAGCCAATTTCCGATTCTTCTTAGCGACCTTATTCAACTTATTAGCAGCCATAATCAAATCATGTCTTGATGGACTTTCTTCAATTAAGACCACTTCTTCATCTGAGGAAGTTAACCCATTATACACGTTAAATTCCGCAAGGTCGAATGCCATTTGTGTAGCTTCTTCCTCGGTCATGTCATAATGAGTTCCCTTCAATTCTCTGCGTCGATTCATCTCAATGGTACGACGTTTGTCGATAGCCTTTCGAGCTTTCTTCAAATCATCTTTTCTCTTCTGATTTTTCTTCGCTTTAGATCTCATGATGCCCAAAATTGCTGCGTCTGATCTCACATGTCCCCCAATGGTAAATCTCAAGGATTCATCCAAATGAGGTTGTGAGGTTGATACAATTCTGAACTCTGGTTTATTATCATGCTTTTGCGTCAACTCGTAATTAACTTTCGCATCGCAAATAGCTGATGAGGTGTTTGCCAATCTTTGCCCAAGTGTACTATTACCAGCGCTAGCTGGGGTTCGCAAATTCTGAATTTTGAAAAATTTTGAATTTCGTGCGTAACACAGGAATGAATATATAGACGGTACACCTAGGTACCTGATATTCAACTCCTATTAGTAACTAGAATACAAAGTTCGGAAAGCGCGTCCAATCTATATTATTATGAATAATTGTAACCTATAGAACGACCTACATGCATCATCATCTTGGGGACCCTGATGCCACGGAATTTATCCTTGCTTAAGGGATCGACGCCGTGTTGTATAATTTAACCTCTCAGTGCAATTGGTGATTAATTCCAATTTGCAAAGTTTTTCGGATAGTGACGGGGAGAGCGATTGGCAAACCGCACGAACTCTCCTTGTACCCGTTGAAGGGTTAAACTGTTCGGATAACAACTCCTACCCGGTTCATGCCGGCAGTAAGCGATCCTATAGGCTTATCCAGCGACCAAACGGCGGCTGAAATAATATAGACTGCGCCCGCAGTCCTTGACATTTTTATACTAAAAATGTCCAAAAAAGATGACGTACATATAACCGTAGTTAAACGTCGGCGTAAATAACTTCATCTAAATTGGGGTGGACTCCACAAAGTGGGCCCCAAATGCGTGTGTTTCAGTGGATACACGCTTCATTCCACTATCTGCTTTCTAAATTAATTAACTTCCAATTCAGTTCCTCGAATTGTTTTAACACAGATAAACTGTGTGAAGGATAATTCTAAAATTAATTTAGTTTTCTTGAAACTAGCTTAGGCGATACTGCTAGTCGGTTAGTAAAATAGTAATAGACAAAACTTCCAAATTCTATTACGTGTGAAC